CGTGACGCTGATTACGCGGAAGGTTTGAGCCTCAACGGTGCTTGTCTCAACGACAAAAATGCTTTGCGTTTCTGGGGTGGTGCTAAACGCTGTTTTGACTGTGATGGTCTTGGCGTCAAAGTCACCATCGTCAATTTCGCGCTGCTCAACGCGACCATCGGGCATTACCACGCTTACGGTGTCGCCTTCATCTACGGCGATGCTTTGATCCAGCGTTAGCTCAGTGGTTGTTGCGCTGGCAATGCGGCCACCTTTACGGGCGCCGGCTCGCATCTGATCTGCGATTTTGATGATCTGCCCAGGGCGGACAATCGCACCATCAAGACCGACAGTAAAGGTGCAGGTCGTTGTTTCTTCCTGTTCGGAGTACAGCAGCCAGCGACCCAGGCGGTTTGCTTGACCGCGACTGGTGCAGCCAAACGCTGCCATGCGGACTTCAATGATCCCGTACTTAGCGATTGCGGCTTCGTCGGAAACGTATTCAACCCGCTGCTGGTAAGCGTTGTCCGGGTCGTTCCAAGTGACCAGGGCGACGGTGTGGCGGGCTTTTAGGCTGCTGCCTTCATAGTTAAAGATGCCTTCAATGACGTTGCTGTTGCTAAATAACGCGGCGGCATCTTTGGGGCTGTCTTGCGTAAAGGCGATCTGACCAGCAGACCAGTAAGCCATGCCACGGAAGCATGAGCAGAAGTCTTGAACGACGTTGTATGCCTCTTCCCGAGATTGCAGATACACGTTGCACAGGAAGCGCGGTTCATTGCCGCCTTCGCCATCAGGAACGCTGGTATTACAGAATTTGCTGATTTCGTACAGCGTCCATTTATCGACCTGGGCGTTAGCAACAAACCGCCCTAATCCGTAGCGGCTGGATAGCAACAGGTCACGCAAAATCCACGCCGGATCTGCACACCAGGCGAGCTTGAAGGTGCCATCCCAAGTGCCGGAATAGGTCAGGCTGCCATCGGTGTTGACGGTGGCGTTTTGCGGGATTTGAACCTTGACGCCTTTGATGTCATAGGCGCGGGTCGGGATTGCTTGGAACTGGGAAGCCTCAAAACGCAAGGCGACCAAAGCGGTCAACGGGTAGCGCAGTTTGGCGTCGATGATTTCGGTGTAACCCGCAAACGTCATCAGGCGGACGTTGTTGGTGCTGTCGTTGACGCCCGAAACGCGGCGTAGCTTGATGTCCCAGGGTGCGCTGCCCGTTAGCTCAATCCGGTGGCTACGTTCATAGGTGCTGGTGCATTTGCCGCTAACTGTGGTGTTGACCTTTTCGACATAACCGCCGCCATCAGATTGAACATCAATGGCATAGCCAATGGAGGTTGCTTTTAGACCATTGTCAACGCGGTAAATCTGGTTAAATGCGATGCGAACAATGACAGCATCAACGTCAGTGTCAGTGATCGTGCGAACGACGGAATCACCAACGTCATCACCGACAGAGCTATTAACGTTGACCGCGTTTTCACTAGCGGCGAAACCTTCAACGTAATTTTGATTCTGTGTGCCTACGCGAGAGGCAAAATCGCTATAAACAAAGTTGTCTGATCCATCGCTGTTTTGCAGCGGGGTATCGTCAAAGAAAATTGATTGTTCTGGATTCTCAGGTGTCGCAAAGCCTTCAATTTCGCCTTCACTCAGAACATCAATTAGGCGGATGCTGGACTTACTAAACAGCGAGTTGGCGTCATCGCTACGCTCCGGTCCGGCACTCTGAACAACGACCGTTTGCTGGACGTTGACGTTCTGCTGTGGTGCAGGTGCAGACTGACGACCACCGCCAGCGCCAGCAATACGCTTTGCCATCAGATGTCCGTCGTACTAACGCCTGCCGATACCACTACGCTACCGACGCGCATCCGTCCGTAACAGATCGGGACTGGATTTCCTTGAGCGGTCAGGTTGACGGCACCGTTGTAGATGTAGCTAGCGCGGTTGTCGGCTGGATCGTTGTTTGCTGGGTCAAAGGAATTGCCGCGTGCGCCAGTTGCGCCAGTAAGACCAGGCAGATCAGCCGGTTGGGGGGACAGCAGTTGCGCTGTACCGGCAAGAATCATGCTGACGCCGATAAAACCGACAGCAGTCGCAAAGCCACCACCGACCAGACCCAAGCTCACTGCAGCCCCTGCGCCAGTAGCACCACCTAAGCCAGCACCAATGCCGAGAAAACCGCCAGCAGCCGGACCAATCAAAAACGCTGTCGCAACTAGCGCAACACCAACCAGAATCTTGCCAACGCCACCGCCAGCACCAGCCAGCACGGGCGTAATGCTGATTTCTTCGCTTTGACCTGTTGGGTTGTGGATTTCGTCTAATTCTTCAATCGCTGATTTGCCAACCTGAACGATATAACCAACGCCGCGTTCTGCTGCAGTAACTAACGCTTGCTGAAAACCTTCAAAGTTCGCGCACAACGCCCGGATCGCTTCTGCCGGGGTATTTAAGTCAAAGTGATGAACACGGCCAAACTGTTTGCCTAGTTCACCGCGTAGCACCACTTTCTTCATAGCCGACTCCTGTGCCGCAGGATATGAGTGGTGTTCTTCCGATAATAGCCAGACCACAGGTCACGGCTAGAAAGCCGCCGCTCCAGGTGCTGCAGGATCAGGTCGTCACCGATATAGATCGCAACGTGGTTGGACACGGGCGAAACGATCTGCATCAGTAAGGCGTCACCGTATTGGGGTTCTGCGTCCTGCCCGACCGACACAAAATCCTCGTTGGCAAAGTTTTCGACAAAGGTGTTCATGCCTTTGTGCCACCACTCACCATGCCGTTCATAGTCCGCCAGCTCTAAGCCCCACTCCTGCTTGTACCAGTCACGCGCCAGCGCGTAGCAATCAAGCGTGCCGTAACACCATTCCCGCCCGATCAATGGCGGCTGCCAGCCTTCTGGTTCATAGCTCGCCCAGGTTGCTGTCGGCCACCCAACGATGTGCCAGGGCAGCCCTGATGCCTCCATTGCAGCTTTGTCCGCCATGCTCGCCTTGGGCTTCATGTTCGGGTGACTGTGCACCACCGCCGTGATTGCACCAGCGTCATCAGCAGCGGCGTAGTCAGCAGGCGACATCACAAAGCTCATTTCCTCCGTCGCTGTGTTCTGGCACGGCCAATAGCGTTCTTTGCCTTTGACGATGACCACCAAACCGCAGGCTTCGCGGGGATATTCCTGTTCTGCGTGCGCTTCTGCTGCTGCCTTGGTTTCTGGCTTCATCCAATCAGTCCCGCACTTGGGAAGCCGCCATACGGAATCTCAGCATTGTCCCCAAAGCGCAGCTTGCAACTAGAGAGGCGGTGTCCGCAAACATCCTGCGCCACGTTGGCAACCTCATTGTCGTCAATGTCGTAATAATCCGTGCCGGTGTAGCCGCAACCTTCGCCTTTGTAGGTCCACGGGCAGATGTTTTGGATGATCTGGCGCCGGGGCAGTTTTACGCCAGCGACATCGAAACTGGCGGCAAGTTCAAAGCTGACGACTGCGCGGTTTTCCGCCACCTTGCGGTCAACGGTGTAGATCTCACGCGGAAACTCGGCAAACGGGTCAGCCGTTGCATTGGTGCCACTGGTGAAGTTGGTGGCGTCTAGATATTTCTTGAGCGTGCGGATCCGGGTGACGGTTGCACCGACCAGATCGTTGTACTCAAGCACCAGCGTGGTGCCCAGGCTTAGAACGTTGCTGATGCTGATGGTTGGGCGTGGGAGCTGTCCGCCGCCTTCATAGGTAAAACCAGTCGCTTCAACCGGATACCGCTGATAGGTATTGCCGTTCCAAACGATGTTGCCGCTGATCTGTTCGTTGACGCCAGCGTGGAATCGGTAGACCTGATCAACGCCGATGCTGCTTGCTGTGCCGTCTAGCTCGAACAGTTCGATCACGGCGCTTGGCGCCAGTTTGTTCAGCTCTTCGCCAACTGCGCTAACAGCCTCCCAAACAACAGTGCCATCCTCAACCTCAGCACCACGAACAACTGGCCACGGGTCAGGCTCAGTCGCTGCACTTGTGCCAGCAGTGGTACAGCGGAAAACCAAGCCCGAAGGCTGAACGGAACTGGCGCGGCGGACATCGCCAACGCTGAAAGCCGTGCTAGCTGCCCAAGCGGTAAATGCCATTACGGTTCAAATACCTGGCGGAATGTTGCTGTGATCGTGGCGCGGTTCAAGTAAGGAATCGACTTGCTCCACTGCTCGCAGACCCAGTTGTATTCGGTGGACTCACCCAATGGGGTCCACTCAAAGCTGGCTCCATCAGCGGCGCGGGCATCAAGGAAGGTTTCGATGGTGTCCGCGTCAGTTTCAGATACGTTCCAGGTCAGATCCCACTGCTTCGGGTTCTGATTCAGTCCAAAGGTGGTGCGCTGTTCGTAGCCATCACCAAAGCGGGCGATGCGGAAGTTTGGGGCGCTGCTCTTCTGTGCGCCGTAGGTCGGGGTGACGGAAGGGAAAGTAGCCATTAGGCGAGCAAGCCTCCGGGACGCTTCTGACGTAGCAATTCAGCACGGACAGCGGCGCCAAGTGCTTCACCCAGTTTATTTGCATTCGGTGCATCGCCTTGAACATTGGTGCCGGTAGCGTCCACGTTGACAGTGATGTTGCCGCCTAAGGCATTGTTCGGAACGATGCTGCCGCTACGCCCTGGCATAAACAACTCAGGGCCACGTTCACCGACGATTGCAGGCTTACCGCCAGAAATTGAACCACCATCAGCAAAGCGCGGCAGACCTTTGAAAAACGAAGACCCAGGGAACAGGCTGAACAGGGCAGTATTGACCGCGACTTGAAGCAGTTGATTAGCAAGATTGCGGAGCATGTTTGATGCAACTTCCGCCAGTGATTTAGTTTTGTCCATGGCAGCGGTGAGCATATCGGTCACGCCAGTTGCAATGGTTTGACCCAGGCCTGCATAAATCTGTTCAAGACGTTGAGCCTCTATTTGTTGCTGCTTCAGCGCATCTGCTTGTTTCTTGGCGTTTGCTTCATTTAAATCCTTGATGCTGGCCGTGACATGCTCAGTTCCATATAAAGTTTCAAGCTGTTCCTTCAGGATGTCTCTTACGTCCGAGGAAAGCAACGGAAACTGCCTATCTATTTCTTGCTTCTTGACGGACAATTCAAGACGCTTGCGTTCTTCGTCCGTTAGCGCAGTGGCTAGCAATGTCTGATCCTGTAATTGCTGCAATAGGCTTTTGCCCGCTTCTGCTTGCAACTGGAACGGTGTTTTGCCTGGCTTAGCACCCCTTCCCCGGCCTTTAGTCGCAGTCGGGGCGGCTAGTTCGGGAATCTTGAAAATTTCACCTTGGGTTTTTGTTTGCCTGTTTAGTTCTTTTTGAGCATCAATATTTTGATTGATTTTCTGCAAGATTAACCCTTGCAGCTGCACCGCCCTATCCGCATTGGGATCATCAGGGCCAATACTTTGGAGCAGCCGCTGATATTTTTGTAAGGCTTGCAAGTTCTGCTCAATCCCAACTTTGTTTTTCTGGGATGAAACTTGACCGATGCCCTTGGCGATATTGTCAACTGCTTGACTTGTTGCCCCAACGTTTAATAATTGGCGAGCCCCAAAAACACTCTTGGCGAAACCGCCGGCGCGACCACCGCCAAGTGCTTGGTTAATCGCATCAACGGTTGCAATCGCTTGGTTGAAAACCGCCTTCAGGGCAGGTGTTAGAACTTGACCAATGCGACGAGCGAGCTGATCAACGCCATCCTGCAACGTGCTCAGACGACCGGACAGGGTATCTGATTGAGCGACAGCACCATTGGCGTATTTGCCGCCAGCGCTTGTCAAGCGTTGAATAGCTACCTCAACAGCTTCTGCGCTAATCCGACCCTTGCTTAAGGCGTCTTGCAATTCTTGGCCGGACAGGCCATACATCTTCTGCAGCTCCTGCTGCAAGCCAATCCCGCGTTCTTGGAATTGCAGAAGCTCTTCACCCTGCAGCCGCCCCTTGGCTACGACTTGGCCATAAGCAGTGACAATGCCTTGCAGTTCAGCACCGGTTGCTCCAGAAGCATCAGCCAAGCGGCGGGTAACCTCAACAACCCTGTCACCTTCAACGCCGAAAGCCTGCAGTCGTTTTGCTGCGTCAATTAGCTCGGTACTTGTGAATGGAGTGACTGCACCCAGCCGCTGCAAATCCTCAATAATCTCCTTTGCCTGCCTAACGCTGCCCGTCAAAACCTGAAGGCTTCTGGCTTGACTCTCTAGCTCAGCAGTTTTGACAAAGACAAACTTGGCAGCACCAACGGCCCCAATCGCTCCAGCAAGGCCAACAACAGCCTTCTGTAGCCCATCAATTCCAGTTTGAGCGGATCTGGAAGCATTGTTGATCTGACGCAGCTGATTAACCGCGTTTCCGCCTTTTACTTGTACGTCAACAACGGCAACAGGCACGGCTCGACCTAATCCTTTGATTCAGTCTACCGACGTTTTATCGACTCCTTACCTTCGCCTTGGCCATTTCCGCTTTTTCGCGCTCGCCCTTGACGTCGTAATATGCCGCGAACATCAAAAACTCAGCGTCCGTCAGGGCTGCGCGCAATTCACTGACGGTTTTGCCAAGTTCAGTAGCTAGGAAGAACTCAAAGAAAAGCCAGGAGTCTTCCTTTAATCGTTTTTTGCTTCTTCAAGCGATCCAGCATCGCCCAAGCCAAACAGGAACAGCTCAAGTTCGTTCAAAACCGACTCAGGCAACATGCGCTGAAGCTTGGCCGTATCTGCAGCCGCAAAAGGCTTGGAGCCATCTTCCAGCTCAGCCATTTGGCACAGCATCTGAGTGCTGATATCCAGCGCATCATCAGTGCCAGCCAGTGACTGAGCCTTTTTACGGTCAGCGCGGGTGATTGGCTTGAAATACAGATCCCAAGATTTGCCGCTGGGATGCTTCAACACAAACTTGCGACGCTGGTTTAGGTCAAATGCCTCGACCAGTTCATCGACAAGACGTTTAGCCACGGGCACTTAAAGGGGCGAGTAAACCGCCCCAAATATACCCCTTATCACTCAAGGTTGCCTGTAATGGCGCCGCTGGTGATGAAGCTGCAGCTGACAACGACAAGTTCGCCAACAGTGGAGCTGATTTCCATGTCGGTGATGATGCCAGCAAAGCTGATTGAATCAGAGCCGGAAGTGGAGCCGGTGGTGAACAGCTCGAAAGTGGCGTCTGCCGGATCAGCAGTGGTCAGCACATCTTCCAGGAAGCCAGCTTGGCCAGTTGCGTCGGGGTCGTAGACCAGCTCAACGGTGCCAGAACCGGAGATCAGGCTGCCAACAAAGGAACG